AAAAAACGATTAGGCCCATTGAAAAGAAAATGGATTAAAAAATATATTGATATGTGTTATAAAATAATGAGAAAGTATAAACCACAAATCAAACGACATATATTAAGACAAAAAGATAAAGGTTCAGAATACGGGTGGAATGAAATCATTGTAAATCAAATTAAAGTTAAAGATATATTTTTATTAGATAGAGAAAATTATCCAAAGACAAGAGCTGCAGCTGAAAAAGTTGCAACAGGAACACTTACCATAGGTTCACCAGCAAAATTTAGAAAATGGTATCAAGAACGAGGTGGTATTATTAATGAAGCAAAAAGAGTTCCAAGAAAAAAAGGACAACATCGTGGTTCTAAATCACATTCAGATTTATACACAGACGAAAATCCAAAAGGAACAATACACGGATTAAAATTCGCTACCGTAGATGACGCAAAGAAATCCGTTAGTAAAATAAAAGGTAGTGGTAAGTCTCACGCTCACAAAATCCAAGCAGCAGTTGCTATGGAACAACGAGCAAGAGAAATGGGTAAGACAGCTCAAGCAGGTGTTTATCGTAGTTATATCAACCAAATGAAAAAGAAAACCAAAAAGAAGAACGAATCATTTTTTGGATTAGGAGCAGGAGATGTTCCTTCACCAAGTCGTAAAATGGTTAAGAAAATGAAAAAGAAAGGAAACACATCAGTTCCTTATGGTAGTGGATATAAAAAAGTAAACGAACAAAAAGAGATTAAAAAAGTAATAGCAATTTATCCAGGTCGTTTCCAACCATTTGGTCCACACCACAAAAAAGTATTTGAAGCATTAAAAAGTAAATTCGGAGAAGCTTACATTACAACATCAGATATACAAAGACCACCAAGACACCCAATGAACTTTAATGAAAAAGTTAAACATATGGTTAAAATGGGGATACCAAAGAATCGTATAATTAAGGAAAAAGTTCCTTATGTAGCAAATAACTTATTGAAAAAATTCAATAAAGACACGACTGCAGTTGTCTATGTGTTTGGAGCAAAAGACGCGGGTAGATTAAAAGGTGGAACAAAAAAATCAGGTGGTAAAACTTACTATCAAGACTTCAAGAAAAATATAAACGATTTAAAAGGATTTGAAGAACACGGATACATTTATGAAGCACCAACTGTAAAAGTTAGTGGTATATCAAGTGGAACAGAAATTCGTAATCTATTGGGGAATCCAAAATTCGATGATAAAAAAAGAGAACAAATATTCAAAAAAACATTTGGATACTTTGATAAAAAAACATACGAAATGATGACATCAAGATTTGGAAAGTTGTTTGAATTTTATCAACAACCAAATGTAAAAAAATTAATGAAAGAAGTTAGTGGTTTTGGAAGTCATTTTAATGCCAGTATAATGTCTGATGAAGGTATGTATGATTTCTTTGGTTCATTAGATGACTATTATAGAATATCACCAGAACATGCAGAAGTTATAGGATATGAACTAATTGACCACCCAATAAGAGATTCGGAAGATATGATATTCACTATTATGGCTGATGAATACGAAAAAGACCGTACTAAAACCGTAACACACGGAAGAACTATCAATCAAAATAGAAAAAATAAAGAATCAGTAGACAATCCATTTCCAAGATATAAAGAAAGAATTAGAAAAACATTAGGTGGTCTTGGATTTGAAATCCTTAAATACTTCGGAGAAGAATCATTTATCAAGATGAAAGAATCACCTATCTTGAAAAAACAAGATGCTAAAAAAGGTGTTGACCATATTAAGAAAGTTCAAGAGTCTTTTATGGAAGATGTTAAACTATTAATAGAAGGTGGAGCATACGGACATATGAATCATCCATTTGATGATAATAATTTGACGTTTTCAGATTTGAAGAACATAATTATTATAGGGTTAAGTGGAAAACTTAATCGTGAAGATAAAGTGTCTGAAAAACTTGACGGACAAAACCTAATGGTGAGTTGGGTAGACGGAAAGTTAAAAGCAGCCCGAAACAAAGGTCATCTGAAAAATGGTGGTAAAACTGCACCAACAACATCAGGTATTGCTAGTATGTTTAGTGGTAGAGGTGAAATTAAAAAAGCATTCGTTGGTGCGATGAGAGATTTAGAAAAATCAATAGGTTCATTATCTGATAAACAAAAAGAAAAAGTTTTTGGTAATGGAACTAAATGGATGAATTTAGAGGTTATATATCCACAGACAGCAAATATAATTGACTATGATGTAGCAGAGATAGTATTTCACGGAACTACCGAGTATGATATGTCCGGTAGAGCAAAAGGATACTCAAAAGAATCTGCTCGTATGTTACAAGGTATGATACAACAAGTAAATCAAAATATACAAAAAACATTTAAAATTAGTAAACCTAACTTTTTAACGATGAGTAAAGTTCAAGATTTTGGTAAAAAGAAATCTACATTTTTAAATAAGTTAAATAAATTACAAAGTCAATATGGATTAAAAGATACTGACACCTTAGGTATGTATCATCAATCTTTTTGGAAAGAATATATTTTTAATGCATCAAAACAATTTAATGTGAAATTAGAAGATAATCAATTAGTAAATTTAACAAATCGTTGGGCATTCTTTGATAAGTCATATAAAGTAGGAGACATCAAAAAGGATTTTAAAGACAATCCTAAATTTATTGATTGGATTTTAAAGACTGACAAACTTGACCACAACAAAATGTTTAAAGACAACATAAAACCATTTGAGATATTGTTCTTTCAAGTTGGTGCAGAAATACTAAAGAATATGTCAGGTTTCTTAGCAGTATCACCAGACAAAGCAGTTCAGAAAATCAAACAAGATGTGGACAAAGCATTAAAAGATTTACAAAAACCAGACAATGTAGAAAAACTAAAGAAGTTAAAATTACAAATAGAAAAATTAGAAGCTATAGGTGGTTCAAGTGCGATAGTTCCAAGTGAAGGATTGGTATTTAAATACAAAGGTAATATATACAAATTCACAGGAGCATTTGCACCAATCAATCAGATATTAGGTAGTTTAAGATTTTAGGAGAAAAAAATGGCAGGTTATTCAAAAGAATCTGAAAGACAGAATAAAGCACTATCAGACTTAATGTCTGGTAAAAAACACGAAAAGGATTATGTTCAAGTAGGATACGAGGGTAAACAAGAAAATCGTGGTGGAGAAACTCGTAAGTCAGAATTAACTGATGTGATGGCATCAGTAAGAATGCCTTGGTTTTGTCCTAAATGTAAAAAAGCAATGAAGAAAAAACTTGATGATAAGTTTTGGAGAATAGAAGGTCATTGTTTTGATTGTCAAGTTGATATGGAAAACAAACTTAGACTTGAAGGAAAGTTTGAAGATTATGCAAAAGCCAAGGTGTTGGAAAATCAAAAAGCATACTTAAAAGATTTAGAACAAAGTATTGATGACTTTGAAAAAACAGGTGGTAAGAGAGAATTCTTCAATCAAGTCGGTGTCAATACACCAGAACTTGAAAAAGAGAAATGGGAAATGGGTGAAGAACAATTTGAAAAAACCATTTCAGAAGCAAGAGATTTCATACGAGAAAAAAGAGAACTCGTGGAAAAAGCAGAAAACGAACTACAAGGAGCAAAATAATGGGTATCATACAAGCGATATTAAATCTATTTTTTGGTGGAAATAAAAAACAAGAAGTCAAAGAATTAGATAAACAAATTAAAGTCAAAGACAACGAAGTAAAAGAACTTGAAAAAGAAGTAAAAGTTCTTGAGTCTAAGAAAAAAGTAAACAAAAAAGAAGTAGCTAAATTAAAAAGAAAAGTTACAACTACTAAAAAACAAATTGCACAAGCATCAGAAGCAGTAAAAGAGGACAACGCTGATGACGCAGTGAAATTTTTAAAGAAGTTTAGTAAATAAGTTATATATTTATATATATGAGATATTTAATTTACATATTATTAATTGGGAGTTTATTCGGTCAAGATGTGATTGAACCTAAAACCTATACCTTTACTGAGGAAGAAGTTTTGGGATTTACCAATACTATTAAGGAATTAGAACTAAAAGATAGTTTAAATGTTTCTTTAGTAGAGGACTTAGAATCACAACTGAAACTTCTTGAAGAAAATTCAGTAATAGACTCTATGTTGATTGCGAATAAAACAAACCAAATTAATCTACTAAAAGACACTACAAAACTACTTGAACAAAAAGTAAAACTCGTTCAACCTAAATGGTATGAAAACAAATGGTTATACTTTACATTTGGAGTAGCTTTGACTGCTACTTCAGTTAAATTAGCAGGTCAGATAGTAGATTAATGGCAGAACAAATAAAAGAAGTAATCAAAAAGCAATATATTCAATGTGCCCAAGACCCGGCATATTTTATGAAAAAATATTGTATGATACAACACCCGATACGAGGCAAGATACCTTTTGAATTGTATCCATTTCAAGAGAAAACCGTTAAAGAATTTCATCAAGAAAGATTTAATGTTATTTTGAAAGCTCGTCAATTGGGTATCAGTACATTAACTGCTGGTTATGCTTTATGGTTGATGACATTTCATCAAGACAAAAATGTTTTGGTAATTGCAACGAAACAAGAAGTTGCAAAAAACTTGGTAACAAAAGTTCGTGTTATGCACGCGAACTTACCGAGTTGGTTAAAACAACGATGTGTTGAAGATAACAAATTGAACCTACGATATATGAATGGTAGTCAAATCAAGGCGGTGTCATCAGGACCAGAAGCAGCCCGTTCGGAAGCTCTATAATTA